GTTTCTTGCTCTAGTTTTCTGTCCGTAGTTAACAAGACCAACACCATTAAAGAATGTAATCGGGTTAACACTTAGACCATACAATGTATCTCTTTGGCCTTCGTTAAGGGCAACTGTTTGGAATTCGCCTGTTGCTGCATCAATATATCCTACTGCTGTAGCGTTGCTAATTCCACCACGTCTTGTTCCTGCTGGAGCAAACCACGGAAACGCTACCTGATCGCTTAGTGCAATAGTTCTCATCATCATATGAGATGCTGGAACAACTGCATTAGCACCACTTAGATCAGTTGTGAATCCATTTGGATAAAATGCTGCTAGGTATTCATCGTATGTTACCAAACCATCATCACCATTATCAGTTACTAGGTTAGCATTTGAACCCCAATTTGTTAATGTTGTTGCATCCGCTGCCAATCTTAGTGGTGTGTCACCAATTACAAATGCTGTTAAGCCTCTGTCAATGTTAAGATTAACTAGGTTGCTCATAAGTTCTGGATATCCAGGTGCAGCAATTAGGTTGAAGTTTCTACGCTCTTCGTCACGTATTTGATCACTTGTATCAACTGTGCTCTTAAGTGCTTGAACAATAACCTTACGCTGTGCCTTTCTACCAAATGACCCACTGCCATCTTCTTGGTTTCCTGATTCAGTTACCCAACGATCAGTTGCATAAGCACTCATCGCTTCATCACCAAATCTTGTGTTATCTGCTGTTGTGTCAATGTAGTTATTTGCATAACGCTTAACATTTCCACCGCTTCTACGCAGATTCCATAACAACATACCCTGTGGATATAGAGCTGGATCTGGAGCATCTGGATCAATAAAGTTGCTGTCCATTAAGTCAATAATAGTTGCCGCTGTATTTCCAGTTGCACCGCTTGTGCCATAACGTGCATCAGCAAACAGAATACCTTCTTCTGTTGTTTGATCAGTTTTGTCAACAAGCACCCATCTATTCTTAGCAGGTGTTCCTGTAAGTTCTGCATTATACTTGTAGATAGTTGGATAATTTTCTAAGTCTGATGAATCAATCCAAATATCGCCTGTTGCTGTTACGCCTGCTTCGTATGGATTAGAAGCAGCAACAATTGGTGCATAACCAGTTCTTGTTGTATCTGCATCTGTGTATGGACTTGAGCTGTTTCTGTATCCTACCCAAGTAGTTCCGTCGTGTATCATAATATCAACGTCGCTAAATTCTGGGTTGTACCATAACTGTCCATCGTTTGGCTCATTTGTTGGATCGTTTGCACTTGCTTTGAAATCTTCTGCTGCAAGTGGTTTCCAGTTACTCGCTACAAAATCTTCATCAGCACCTGTTGGAGCAGTATAAAAGTTTGCTGTTCCTACCAATGTGTTGATGTTGTACACAGTAAATGCGTTTGCGATTGGAGTATTTGTTCCATCAGTTAATCTAAAGTCACCACCTAACTTATGGAAGATGTTTAGATATTTTTTAGTATTAACTTCAGTTACACTTGCTTCAACATTAGTTAAGCCAGCAGCATTAATTGCTTCTGCTAGTGTGTCTGCATCAGCAGCAGTTCCAGCAGCCGTAAATGTAATTGTTACTGCGCTATCTAGTGCTACCTGTGTTTTTAGTGCTTCTCTAATTGTAAAGTCATTAGTTCCTGTAAAAGTACCTGTAGTAATCTCGTTAGACGTAATGTTTGTGTTTCCAACATTTGCTCTGCGCCATACTTTAAATCTTGCAGTTGCTGGAGTTGCATCATAACCGCTTTGTTCTTCTGCATTTGATTGTACAAATAAAGAATCAACAGCAATATTTACGCCGCCACCCGATCTATCTAGATAATAAGTTGCTGCACTTCCTGAAGCATAAATTGGTGCGGCATATGCTACCCAACTTGTTGTTGCAGATGACCACTTAAATGCTCTCCAACGTGCACCGTTGTTTGGTTCTGTTGTCTTAATCCAAACACTTCCTGTTGGACGAGGTGTTGTATCACCTGCTTTCCATTGTGGAACTGTTGTGTGTGGAGTTTGCTGTAGTGCAGGTCCATAATATGTTCCTGCTGTGAAACCATAATTAGTTAGTGTTCCCGTACCTGCAGCAATTGTAATTGAATTACTTAGAGTAGAGTCACCAACGCTGTCGTTCGCAGCATTTGTGTAAAGGTAAATTTTACCACTCACTGCTTTTGCGTAAATTCCTCTAATGTCTGCTTCTGCAGGACTTACTGCAACTAAACCATTAATTGTGGAAACAACATCATCTATGTCGTCACTTCCGCCAACTGATACAGTTGTACCGTTAATTGTAAAATCACCAGCACCACCTACAAAGTTTGCACCTTGCACTGTAGGATGACTCACTGCCCAATCGCTGCTGCCTACAAGCACCCAAGTTCCTGCTGCAACGCCTGCCTGTGTCATTCCTGCTGATTTGTAATAAATTCTTGCTTGTTCTTTTCCTGCTACGAACGAACCGCTACCGTCCACAGTTTCAAATACTACAGCATAATCACCGATAGCACCAACTGAACCTTTAGGTGCATTGTTTGAAATTTTAGATGTGTCGTCATCTGTTAAAACAATTGGTGTTTTGTTTGCAAACTTCTGTCCACCTGTAGTGCTAATTGCTGCACCATTCCATTCTTGAATACCGAATGTTGTTGAATCAGTATTTACCCACCAAGTACCATCATTGGGATTCGCTCCCGGAGCCTCGGTTTGACCTTCTAATTGTCCTAGGTCTACATTCGCTCTTACAATAAACGCAGCATTTGAAACGCCTAGTAAACTGTATGCAGAAAGCAATCCATATTCATTAAGTTCACTTCCGTGTATAGGAGTGTTACTTGCTGTCTTTTCAAAGTTAGGAACTCCAAAAAGATCTACTAATTCTTTTTGACTTGTTATTTTAAACGCTGATCCAGCGTTTGCTGCTGTTGTTGCTGATGCAACACCTGTACCGGCAGCATTTGTTTTATCTTGTGCGGTTGCTACGACTATAAGTGGAGTTGTACCTGGTTCAGCAGGTGTATAAAAACTCTCATCAATTACCGTAACTTCTACGCCGGGTGATTGTAGTGCCATTCTGTTTATCTCCTGGTAATGTAATAAATTTAGTTCATTACGTTGCTACTGTATTTAGTAGTATTTGTAAAAAATGGTTGGTTATACGCTTAGAAAAAGGGGTAATAAAGGTGTAAATAAACGTATGCGTCCTTTATGTAAATGCGGTTTAAGGCCAAGAGCAGTAAACTATAAAAAGAAAAACAAAACTTATTATAGGAGTTTATGCGAAACCTGTATGGCAAAAGGATTGCATAGTGGAATACCTAGATGGTACCGAGCAGGATATAGAATAAAAAATCAATGTGATAAATGTGGCATCAAGAGCCAACACTCGGAGGTATTTAGAGTGTTTCACGTGGATGGCGATCTCAACAACTGTAGGCACCGTAATTTGAAGACTGTGTGTGCTAACTGTGTAACAATATTAAGCAAGGAAGGTATTTTTTGGAAACAGGGAGATCTTATTGCTGATTTTTAATATTCTGTGCGACACTGTCATATAGATCTTGAATAGTTCCGTTATTTTCAATTTCAATATCAAAATCCTGCCCTACCCAAGCCCACTCAGAAGAGTGTACCTTTAAATCTTTCATTTTGTTTTGAGATGATAAATCACCCGCATTTGCGGTTATGGCAGTTGAATACCAAACAGGAAGTTCCCCTCGTTTTACCCATATCATCTTACCACCATTATTCTTGATTGCCTTTATTTCATTGGGGAATCGCACGTCACTCACCACGATATTGTCCTTGCTCTGTCTAATTTTATTTTCTAAACTTGCAATCCATATATCATCGTGGAAAGTTTTTCGGCATACTTCAGTACCCCAATACTGAAGAACCCATCTTGGAGTTAGAGTTGGCATAGAAAGTCTATCTGCCCACCATCTGTCCACTTGTTCTCGCCATTCTCTTGACTCTTTTGTTCTGCCTTCGAGCATAATTCTATCCCAACCAAATACGGCAGCAACTGAATCCTTGAGTGAATCTGCAAAACTTTCTCGTCGAAATTCGTGGAAATTAACCAAATAGTCCGCAACGGTATCCTTACCGCAACCGATGAAACCGCAAACGCCTATAATCATATAACTCTCCTTTAAAGTTATATTATAGCGTCTATTGTGTAGATGTCAAGTATTAAATGTAAGGTCTTGGTTGTCCTGGCTTTCCAGTATTAAGTTTTCTTGCCAAAACACTTGCCGTGTTAATTGATTTGGTTCTTCTTTGACGTCTTGCCTGTTGCGGAGCAGTTCTAGCACGTGTAGTTTTCATTTTCTGTGCTTTAGCAACATTATACTGTTGTACACATTTTGATGGATGGCTTACCTGTCTGCCCTTTCTAGGACCGCTTGTGCAACGAAATCTAAGTTTGGTTTTGCCACCTCTGGCACTATGGGTTCCAACTCCCCAAACCATCTTGGCAACTTCATTGTATATCTCTTCGTGTTCTTCTGTGATAAATTCTGATGCTTTCATTATCCAATTATCCAACTATATCCTTGGCCACCTGGAACCAGTGTTACAAGTTCTGCGGTTAATCTTTCAATATCTTGAAAACCTTCCTGCTTGATGCTGGCACCATTAAGTGCTGTACCGCCCTGTGGTCCTGCGATAG